TTATAAGTCAACCGCTAATAAGATTATTAATCAGGGTGGAACTTCCTCAGGGAAGACGTATAGTATCTTACAGGTATTGTTTACTAAGTTGGTTGAAAAAGGCGGCAAGATTGCAACAGTTGTAGGACAGGATATACCCAATCTGAAAGCCGGGGCACTCCGGGACGCATTAGATATTTATTCAGGATCAGAATTTCTTCAGAAATTTGTAAAGTATTACAACCGGACGGATAGGATCTTTGGGTTAAGGAATGGTTCACTGATTGAATTTAAAAGCTATAGCAGCGCACAGGATGCAAAGTCAGGTAAGAGGGACTACTTATTCGTCAACGAGGCCAACGGGGTTCCTAAGCCTATCTACGATGAACTATCATTAAGAACCAAGGAGCAGGAGTACCTGGATTATAATCCTAATACTCATTTTTGGGTACACGATGAATTGATAGGAAGCGCAGGGGTTGAGTTGTTTATATCTGATCATAGGCATAATCCTTTCTGCCATAAAAAGGTAAGAGAGAAGATTGAGGCGTTAAAAGATAAAGACTACGAATTATGGAAGGTTTACGCCCGTGGATTAACAGGAAAGATAGAAGGGTTGATATTTAGAAACTGGGATTTGGTTGATTCAATCCCGGTAGATGCGAAGTTTATAGGCACAGGTCTTGACTTTGGATTTACCAACGACCCTACCGCCTGCGTAGAAGTGTATATGCAGAATGGAGAGTTATATCTTAATGAACTGATTTATCAGACAGGCCTAACAAACCCTGAGATATGCTCACGGCTTGATCAACTGGGATACAACAGAAAGAAATCTATTGTAGCAGATTCATCGGAACCAAAATCTATAAAGGAAATATCCGGTTTAGGGTTCAATATAGAAGCAGCCGAGAAAGGCCCGGATAGTGTACTAGCTTCTATTGATATTTTAAAACGATATAAGTTGAACGTGACTAGAAATTCTGTTAACTTACGCAAGGAGTTGAATAACTATAAGTGGAGAGTTGATAAGTTAACAAACAATACTCTTAACGAACCTGTGGACGCTTTTAATCACTGTATAGACGCGGTTCGTTATGTCGGTCTTAATAAATTAAAGATTCACCAATCGGTACCAACTAAATTTAGTGTGCATTTAAGAATGAAGAGTGGAAAAGTATGGTGAAGATAGAAATCCAAAATTTTCTCTTATACATTCTAGCATATGAAGCAATACACATTCGAAGGAAAAGAAGTTAGCATTCCTGAATCATGGCACGAGGTTACAGTTGAACAGGCTATGAAGATGCTGGTGTGTGAAGATGAATCGGAAATGGTTGCAGTATTTATAAACCTTCCTACGCATCAGGTGCGACTATCTAAAGACCTCGTTTCTTATTTCGCCATAAAGAACACTATATCTAAATTCATTCAGGAGAAACTACCCGTTTCAAAGCCTACTAAATTTGTATTTAACAAAGAAGTAGTACAGCTACCATCGGACTTGGGAGAGGCAACGATAGGACAATACGAAGATTTAAAGATGCTGTGTAATGAGTATTTTAAAGGTGAACAAATAACCGACTTAAATTATTCTTTATCATTCTACGTTAAAATGGTTGCCATCTATCTACAGCCTGTAGTAGATAAATCCAGTTACGATTATAAAAGAGCCGAACAGCTAGAATCTGACTTATACAATTGCTCTGTCGTGGAGGTGGCAGAATGGGGAACTTTTTTTATTCAGAAATTCACCGAATTGAGCAATGGCATTCTGAACGGTGTGCTTCAGTCGGATATACTTCAGAAGAAGAACAGGCCGGGTTTCCGGATATTCCAAAAATGTTTGGATTTCAGTTCACGTTATTTTCAATCACTAATGGAGACTTTCAGAAGCAGGATTACATCTTAGAGCAACCTGTTTACCGTATATATCATTATCTGCAATATCTTTCTCATAAATCAGATAAAGAAAGAAATCTAGCAGATATATTTAAAATGAAAAGAAAATAGTAATTTTATTTCGAGATGCGTAAAAACTATGCTATACGAATCGCTATATAATTTACTTAAAGATATATCTGACAATATCGGATTCGATAATGAATTCAGTCACGGTAGGGGATCAGATATAAATGTTTTCTCCAAACAGGATAAGTCCGTTCTGATCTGGTTGTCTCCGATCCGTAAAACTTTTACATTTCCCAATCAAGGCAGCAGGATGTTCTCTAATTGGGCCGTTGAACTGGCCTTCTACATGAAGGACCAGAAGGATGCCAATAACGACCAGTCCAGGGAGATATTGCAAACGACAGATAAGGTATCTACAAAATATTTAATCGATTTACAAAACAGGCTGGTAGAGTTAGATAATGTGTTTGACGAAGTTTCTATACAGGGAAGCCAGCAACCTTTTATTAAAGTCACCACGCATGTACTTACCGGACATCTGGTAACATTTCAGTTAAACCTTCCAGACGACTTCCATTATTGCCCATGACAATAGCTGAATATTTTACAGAAGTAGGATTACAGGTTCAACTGGACTTGCGCAATAATCTTACCGCAAACAATCGTAATGCATCAGGAAGAACATCAGAGAGTATAGAGTTTCTTGTCTCAGAGGGCCGGGATAAGATATTATTTCAGGTCACAGCTAACTCAAACATAAACTACCTTCAGGACGGAAGAGGGCCAACGCAGAATGACGGCCCTGGCCACGTTAAAGAAGGGATCAGGCAATGGATAAAGGATAAAGGAATACAGTCTAATCTTCCTGAAGAGTCTTTAGTGTTTCTAATCTCAAAGAAGATTCACGAGGTTGGCTACAGGGGAACTCCCGGACTAATCTCTGGTGTCATTAACGATGATTTACTGGCAGATATGGAAGAGAATGTACTGTCTATTGCCCGTAATGAAATAGTAAGAGAACTTAGAAATGTAATAATTAAGTCATGAGTTTAACAATAATATCACGCCCTCAAAAGGATTTATATGTCAACAATCCTCCGGGGGTGTACGAAGAACCGTACTATAATTCCAGATGGGTGTCTGCTCACCTGCCAGTACAATATAAAATTAAAAATACTAAATGGCCTGTTAACAGCGACGATGATGTAGATAGTATCTGTTCGGTAAGCAATAACAATGGATTAGCTTTAATTCAGCTATGCAGCACTTACGAGACTTATTTGGCCCTATCTTACGTTAAGATAGAAAACTCTTCTGTAGCCTCATATAATGGAGTCTGGCAAATACTGGATATGGTTACACCTACATCCTTTATTATTTCGGCTTCGTTTGCCGGAACGGCAACCGGAACGGTTCAAAGATATTATAATAATTATCATAACATAGTTAAGGTGTATGCCGGAATTCCTTCTTACCACCAATACGAAAGTGAAGACCCGATGAGCCTGATAGCTCAACTAAAGATTGTGCCGGATGGCAATAATGTATCCATTGTAGATATATCAGGTCTTATTCAGACTAAAGTTAATTGCGATAACGACCTTAATCAGATAAGTAAACCAAATGACCTGAATGCGTGGACTGGATTTTATATAGAGTACACAGAGAGCTATGACGAATCAGACGGGTTTCGGGTATCTACTTTTACAGATAATTTTATAACAGACACAGCAGAAGAATGCAACATTGAAAATATAATTCAGAATGGCGATTTCAATACAGACTTATCCGGGTGGACTAATGTATCATCCGGGTCAACGTTTGTATATGACTCAGGGAAAGCTTCGGCAACAAGGGCAGGTAACACAATGAGTAGTATATTGATGCAACAGGTAGATTTTATTCAGGGAATGCCATATAACATACAAGCAACTGTTACTATTAATGAGCCGAGTCTAATAAAATTTACAATATATTTATTTAAAGATTCATTCCTTACAGCGTCAATAATATATAGCAATTATATATGGGGTGCGCAACATATATCACTTACAATTACGCCGGATAAAAATTATGTAGGCATAGGATTTAGAATTTCGTCATTCGGGGGAAACCCCAACCAAAAGGTATCGCTCGATAATATTAGCGCAACAGCTTTAGATTGTACATACTACGGATTTGCAATTAATGGAGTAAGGCAATTTCAAAATAAGATAGGCGGGAACTTCGGAGACTATGTTCAGAATTTTAATAATGAAGTTGTTTTAAATAAATTCCTAACATTCTTCAGCGAACCAAGATATTTTAAGGGTCAGTATTTCGATTTATCAACAATAATTCCTAAGTCAACATTTGATCGAACAGATAATAATAGGCTATATTATCAGGTAAAAGAATATGATTCATCCGGTAATGAGATTCAAAGACATGATATAGAGCTGTTGCCTAAAGACGATGGTGTTTATAGGTTGCCTGTTTCGGATTTAAGTCTTAATCCTGACACAGATAGTTTTTCTGTGCAAATTTATCAACTGCCAACTAATAAGTTTACACAGGGTAACGACGGAACATTTGAATACTCCGATCATCCTTTAGGAAATCCTCCTTCAGACTGGGGGTTGATTCGTAACTCAGGAATTATAAATGGGTCTTTAGGCAGAACCATAACTAAGTTTCATTCCGGAGGGGCTTCATTGATTATGGCACTAAATACTGGTGGTTATGTTCCAGGGATACACTTCATGTGGTCAACAACTACGGGTATAACAGTACAGCCAAATAAAGACTATATACTGGAAGGGTATGTACTATCTCTGTGTTCCCCATCATACGTAACAGGTAAAATTTATATGCTCCCTATAACAGCAGGTACAACATATACAGTTGTTAAGGCTGCGGATATGGAATTATTTGGACAAAATTGGTTTTATTTCAAAGTAATATTGAATACCGGAAATAATACAAGTATAAATGTGGGTGGGGTTATTGAATATTTTAGCGCAACCGGAACAGGTGGTGGTAACGTGTGGTTTGACGATGTTACAATAAAAGGGCCGATTGAAAACCTTTCAGAGATAAAGACTATCAATGTTGATAATAATTGTTCGAGACAAAATATTTATCTCACATGGCTAAATAGTTTAGGGGGGTGGGAGTACTGGAATTTCACAGCCGAAAAAGACTATAGTGAAGACATTTTGGAAAGCACAAGTATTTCCAGAGACATATTAAATGACTGGGACAATACCTTTATCAATGGGGAAACGCAGGACGATTATATAAGAATTCAGTCCGTCCCAAAAGTTCTTGTAAGGTCGCAATTCATGACAAGAGATGAAGTAGAAGCTGTTAAGAATATTAAGACAGCTATTAGAGTTCAGGAGATAAGGAGCGACAATTCAAAGGTAACAGTACTTGTTGATAAAAGTAGTTTTAGGTATAAATCAGATGGAGATAAATTATTTAGTATAGAATTTGAAATTACTTATCCGAATACAATTATTCAAACGCAATGATAGAGATTTTAAAGGCGTGGTTTAAATGGATCTTTATTAAGCAGGATTACCGGGCAAAGAAGAGATTTGTAATATGTAGGACTTGTCATAATAATAAGTCAGGCATATGTGTAGCCTGCGGTTGTGTGATCCGGGCAAAAGCAAGATGTGAAATTTGTGACTGTGAAAAATGGCATTATCTATCCAAATAAATAACGATAAGTTTCTCGATTTAAGCAAAAGGGAATATGTTGCATTATCCTATCAGGTGTTTGATCTTGGTAAGCTAGAATCAAGGCAAGGAGCTTTCACCAATGATTTTGACATCCCCAATACAGACTATAATAGGGCTTTATTAGGATACGCTACTGAGGATAATATTTACCAACCGGAATTTAGCGCTACAAAGAAGATTCCGGCACGTGTGTACAACAATAATATCATGGTTAGTGATGGGTTTATTCAGATTGTAGAATTCTCACTTAAGACAATCAGGATATGTTTCTTTGGGGATAACGTAAACATATGGGAAGCCATCAAAGGGAAGAAGCTAAAAGAAATAGACCTTAGTTATTTAAGACATGTGTACAATGCTACGAATGTTATCAATTCATTCGGTAATACATCAGGGTATATTTATCTGCCAATCGACTACGGTAATTTTACAGCCAGAACGCTAAGGCAGATTAACGCTGGTGAAATATTCCCGGCAATATTTGTAGATGATATAACTAAGGGGATATTTAGGCAGGCCGGATTTAAGGTATCCGGATCTTTACTTAGCAGGTCGCTATATAAGAAGTCTGTTATTCCGTTTACTAATGCTGAGTTTGGATATTCAGACGATTTTGCTACTAGAAAAAGTTTCTATGCAATAAATAGAAGTGCGCCCCCTGTAATACCTGCTTCATCAAATCAAAAATATAACTTTAACGAAACTATTAATTTTTTCGGAGGTAAACTATATAGTAATGAATTATTCGATCTTTCAACGGATAGATATACGGCCGATGAAATGTATGCAATTAATATATCCTTTGGATATAACTATAGAGCACTTATTATGGAAAATTTTCCCTTAGTTGAAAGGCCTATTTTAAAGATATATAAAAATGGAGTACAAGCGTATAGCACAACAGCAGCTTCTATTGATTTGCAACAAATAATTGTTTTTCCGGGGGATTATTTTGAATTTTACATACACAACCACAATCCGGCAAACCCAAATATAAAAGTAAGGGCATGGGCAAGGATTATAGTTTTTAAGGAGATTATTCCCGGATCAATTGTTTTCCCTGAGATTGCCTTACCTGATATGAGTCAGACTGATTTCATAAAGTGGTTAATCTATAGATTTAATTTATTAATTACAGTTGATTCATTCACTAACACAGTTTATCTTGATCAATTCAATGATATTAAATTTAATGCTGTTGATGATTGGAGCGATAAAGTTGATTTGAAAAAAGAACCAAAAATAGATAAAGCAAAAATTGTTAGTAACTACGCAAAGAGGAATATTGGGAAATATACATTAGATGAAAGTGACTTCCTTCAAACGGCATATAGCTCATCCAATAATGGATTAGCGTTTGGCTCAGGAGTATTTAATATAGATAACGATTTTTTACCTGACGAAAAGGATATTTTTGAAACGCCTTTTTCAGGAACATTTATAAATCCTGCTTTTGGAATAAATAAAATCAAGCTTCCTTATATTCCTAGGTATATAGTAGAGAAAGGTGTAACTCTATCATTTCAGAGCTCTAACACCTCAAACGAAGGAGGTTTTTTACGTTTCACAATTAGTGGACTACCTTCATTTAAAGAAAGAGATCGGATTCAAATAACTAATGCTAGCGAGACTTCTTATAATGGTGTATGGGAGATATTATATAAGTTTTCAGATATTTCGTTTTATGTGGGCGTTCCTTATGTTGCTGGCTCAAGCGGAGATATTAAATTTTTTCCATCAGATATTAATGTTCCAGCCCCTCGGTGTCTAACCGTATATGGGCTTGTTGATCTAATTCAAATAAGCGATACGGTTTCTTTAGAAATTATGGGGCAAACAGTAACAGAAATACCTTTCTCTTATTTCTTTAAGGGGACATATGGCTGGGGAATAGATGATTTTAAAGAATCATTAGCATTTTCCATACAGAATATTCCGGAGCCTAACGATAATGGTGCATTTGAAACGGATTATGCCGACTTAATAAATGCACTCAATAATCCAGAAATGAGGATAGCCTATTTACGAATAAACCAGTTAGATATTATTAACCTTAAATTCCTTCAAAAAAAATATATAGAAAGATTTGGCGGGTATTTCTATCTTAACCTATTGGATGAATATGATGGTTCCGGGGATTCTGTCTTGTGTGAACTGGTTAAGATTTAATATCTAACCAAATACCTCTGGTTAAATTATTAATAGTACACTATTTAAGTATGATATTATTTTACTATATTTACTCTATATAGTAAGTAGATTAAAATGGCTGACGAAAAAACCGTCTTAATACAGGTTGAAATAGAGCGCTCAGAAGCCCAGAAAGGGTTAGAGCAAACAACCCGTGCGTTGCTCGATAACAAGAAGGCCATTGACGAGCTAAATAAATCTTTTAAGGCAGGGCAAACCACGACAGATGAATATGTTCGTGAATCGGTCAGGCTGAAACGTGAACAGGCAGAGTTGGCAGCTAAGTCACGTGAATATAATAAGCAGTTAGACGCTGAAAGCAATTCCCTGAACGCACTGAAGTTAAGATTGGCAGAACTTACTAAAGAGCGCAACAATGTTAATCAGGGCACAGAAGAAGGGGTAAGGAGGGCAGAAGAATTAACCGCTGCTATTAAAGAAACCAGTGACGCAATTAAGGCGCAGGAAGAGGCTGGCGGAGACTTCCGACGTAACGTAGGTAATTATGCTAGCGGTTTTCAGGATGCTGCAAAGCAGATAAAAGTATTCGGGGTAGGGCTAGAAGGTATTAATGCAATCTTAAAGGCGAACGTGTTCGTGTTATTGGTTGACACATTATTGCAGTTGATAAATATTTTCAAGCAGTCGCAAACAGGAATGGAGTTGTTTAGAAAGGGAGGGGCTGCATTAAATGCAATATTCGGGAAACTATCTGATGCAATTGAGTTTGTTGTCAATCTGGTAATTGATTTAATAAAAGGATCTGCATCTCTGGGGGATAAATTAAAGAAGTTGGGAGAGTTTATTGTTGACAACATCATTAATAGATTTAAAAGTGTTCTTGTTTTTGGTGAGGCAATATCTTTATTGTTTGAAGGGAAGTTTAGCGAGGCAGCGACAAAAGCTGCCGATGCTGTAATACAATTAAATACAGGTATTACAGACGGGACTGCGAAAATGAAAGCTTATGCCACTGAGGTAGCTGATGCTGCGAATCGGGCTGCAGAATTAGAGGATGCATTGATCGCTTTAGAAAAGCAGCAAGCAGATAATGCGGTAGAATTTGCAAAGGCAAGGGGGGAAATGGAGCGTTTAAAGTTTATATCTGAAGACGCTAGTAAAAGTTTAGCAGAAAGGGAGGCGGCAGCAAGAAAGGCTTTTGAGATTGAGAATGAGCAGTTGCAGCGATCAATAAAATTGCAAGAGGAAAGAATTGCGATATTGAAGGCTCAAAATGATATTACTAATTCTACTGAAACGTATTTGCAAAAAGTTCGTGATGCAGAAATTGAGTTAGCTAATCTTCAACGGGATTCTTTTGGTAAACAAACAGAATTTAATAATAAAATAAATGCCTTTAATAAGGAGCGGCTCAACGGGATAAAGGCACAGAAAGACGCCGAGGCAGCCTTAATCCAATTCCGGTTAGAGCAACAAATAAAAGAAGCGGATAGTATTGAAAAACGTATAGAGAAAGAAATTGAGTTGGAAGATGCAAAGCGAAAGCATCTGCTGTCTCAAGACAACCTACTTGCTTCGCAGCGTAAATTAATTAATGAGCAATACGAGGCTAAGATAAAAGCTATCAGGGAGCAGGGAGCCTTAGATAAACAAGCAATTGATGATAAGATAAAAGAGTCAGAATTTAATCTGTCACAATTCAGAATTCAACAGGAGATAGAAAGATCGAATAGATTATTAGAGAACAAAGCAAATACTTTAGATGAAACACTTTCTCTTATTGATTATAAGTTACAACAGGAGATTGCACTGGAAGAAGCAAGCAGACAAAGATTATTAGAGAATGAGGAATTAAATGAAGCGGAAAGGCAATTAATTATCGCTAAATCAGAGGCGAAAATTACTGAATTAAATAGAAACGCGGAGCAAACAAGAATTGCTGAGAAAGAAAGAGCGGCAGAAATAGAACGCCAACTTAATGAACAACGTATTGCTGAGAAAGAAAGAGCGGCAGAAATAGAACGCCAACTTGATGAACAACGTGTAGCTGTAACAGCGCAAACGTTGGGGCAAGTCGCAAATATATTTGAAAAAAACACAGCAGCATATAAACTTTTCGCAAGTACACAAGCCTTAATTGACACATATAAGGCAGCCAATGCAGCGTATGCGTCAGTTGTTGGCGTTCCTGTCGTTGGCCCTGTGCTTGCCCCCATTGCAGCTGCGGCCGCAGTTGCGGCAGGTATTAAAAATGTAGAACAAATTAACGCAGCAGCCGGGGGGGGTGATTTTATTACAACTAAACCAACTCTATTATTAGTAGGAGATAACCCCGGCGGAAGGGAGAGGGTAACGGTAGAGCCTTTATCCGGAAGAGGTGCGACAAGAATTAACCCGGCTTCAGGTCTTATAGCTATGGCTGGCGGGGGTACACTAACAACAGATGCAACCTTAACAAGGGGCTTATCTAATAATGTTCTGGATAGTTTTAATCAGCAAGCATTATTGGATGCAGTTATGAATATGCCGCCTCCTGTAGTTGCTGTAAAGGAAATTACTAAAGCAGATAATAGAGTAGTAGTTAAAGAATCAGTTAAAAATATATGACATTTATAAAAGAGCGAATCAAAAGGAAATTACCAACACTTACATCTGATGAAATAGATCAGATATTTGAAGTGCTATCAGAGCTTGGTGTAATTAATAATAAGGTTGAATATCGTTACCAGATATTTAAATTCTATAAAGATCTATCTGAGCATTACAACAGAATGAACCTTAGTAAGAAGTGCGGAATACTGGATACGATGCAACACTTTAAAATAAGTCAGGCACATCTTTATAGGATCATATCCGAGTTCTCATAAAAATGAGAATTGTTTATACAAAAAATGAGAACAGAAGTACTATTTATTATTTAAATACTTTTTATCTTTTACCTAAATTGTCCTCACATGTTAGAGGACATTTTCATTTACTCGCATATCGGAGACGGTGGTATTACCGCTGAATATATCAGGAAGCAACTTGCAAAGACCGGCAAGGATGTTACTGTGCATATTAATTCAGGCGGTGGTGATGTATATGAAGGATATACAATCTATAATCTTTTTAAAAGTTCCGGCAAGAATATAACAATGGTAGTAGAGGGGCTCTGCGCTTCAATAGCGACACTAATTGTTTGTGCCGGGAATAAGATTATAATGAATCCTACCTCTCAGTTTATTATCCATAACCCCTTCACAAAAGTAGAAGGCGATGCGGAGCTACTTAGAAAGGTAGCCAATGAGTTGGATAAGATTAAATCAACAATTATACAGGCTTATAAAATCAGAACCGGGAAGACAGAGGAAGAGCTTTGGTTATTAATGAATAATGAGACTTCTTTCAGTGCTTCAGAAACGAAGGATTTTGGGTTTGCCGACGAGGTTTCGCAAACATTAAAAGCAGTTGCTTACATAGATATTTCGAAATTAAAAACAGAGAAAACAATGGAACAGAAATTTTTAGATGCCTTTAATAATTTATCAGCAAAAATAGAAGCAGTTCTAAAGATTAAGCCTAAAAATCTTTCTGCTACCCTAGCAGACGGAACAGAGGTTTTTATTGAAACAGAAAGCGAAAGCGAATTGCAAGGTAAGGCTATTTTTATTGTCACATCAGAAGGACAGCAACCGGCTCCCGATGGGGATTACACTCTTGCAAATGGAACAGTGGTTTCAGTTAAAGGGGGTGTAATTATTGCGGTTACTATGCCGGAAGCAAATAAAGCAACTGAAGAGGTTGAAAACCTGAAGAAGGAAATTGAAAACCTAAAGACTCAACTAGCAGACAAGGATAAGGCTTTGCAAAATAAAACTGCTGAGGCCGAAAGCGTGAAAGCTGAATCAGAGAAAGTAATGAATCAGTTGAAAGAGTTTAAAAATGAATTCGACAAGATCAGAAACACGGTAGTAGGTGGGGATACGCCTCCTTTAAAAAAACCACAAACTGTAATAGAGCAGAGAAAGCAGGGTCAAGGCCTATTTGATTTCTGGGCAAAGGAAATTAATAAGGCATATAATTAAAAACAATAAGACAAGCGCAGAGGTAGGAGTAAACTAAAATTTAACTCACTACATAATAATAATGGCAGACATAATTACAGCAAACGGAGTAACGTACGATGGTAAGGAGACAATGGATGTTCTCCTTAAGCCAGCATTTCAGAATCCTGCATTAAATCAGATGTTCAGGATTATCACTGGAATTAAATCGAAGCAAAAACTTTATACCCTTGACCCGATCGCAAAGATCGTAAAGAAGTATCAGGGATGTGGTCTAAATATAACTGGCAACGGTGTTAACATTGGTCAGAAATACATTGAGACAAAAGAAATGGAAGTGTATCTGGAAGAATGTGCAGATGCATTCAAAGGAATCATTTTCGAAGAATGGCTGAAGTCAGGCGTTGACGGAAACGACCTAACAGGAACACAGGTTCAGAAATTAATTGAGAAACTAGTAATGGAGGGTATCTCTCAGGACACATTCAGGATTGCATGGTTCGGAGATGAAACTTCAATTGATCCCAATTATAATCAAATGGATGGTTTCTGGAAGTTGATCTATGAAAATGTAGAAGAATATTGTATAACTAAAGTTGATGATATTCCAGATGGGCCGCTTGGACAAGATGCAGCGCTAGGTTATCTAAAGAATTTGTACGAGCGTTGTTCGAATATTTTGAAACAGGTTCCTGAGAATCAGAAAGATTTTAAAGTGACTGGCTCTATCTACGACAACCTTCTTTCTTCATACGAAAGTAAGAACGGCGGAACCTCAGAAATCCAGTTTAAAATGATAACTGATGGAGTAACCTCTCTTCAGTACAGAGGTATCAATGTAATGCCTTTAAGAAGTTGGGATACAATCATCGAAAGTGACTTCGCAGGAACTGACCCTCACCGTATTGTTTACGGAGCAAAAGACAACCTAGTGTTAGGTGTTGAAAAAGAATCTGACTTTACGAAGTCTAAATTCTGGTATTCTGACGATGACGACATGAATAAGATCCTTGTCAGATTTAAAATGGGTGCTCAATTAGTACACTGCGATCTTACCGCAGCGTCTTACTAATAGGAGGTGTATATGGCTACTAATTGCAGAGTTACCAACAGTATAGTCGCAGATTGTAACGACCTGAGAAGGGTCGGAGGCGTAAATAAAAGATTCTGGCTGTTTAACATGCCGGGAACCACATTTACAACTGATGCGAATGGATATTTGAATTCAATTTCATTCTCTGACGTGTATGATGGATTGTACGAATTTGAGGGAAAGAAAAAATCACACTCCGGAGGGTACACAATTGTTACGCAGCCGGGAGGAAACACGTTCTTTCAGCATGATGTACTGGTTAAATTGATTTCAACAACTCCGTCCGACGATGCAGTTATTGAACGAATGGCTGTAGCATCACCCGGGATAATTCTTGAAACGAATAATCAAGAATTCATTGTATTCGGGTATGGAAACGGTCTGGATATGACAGCGGGAGTTCAGAACTCAGGTACTGAATCTGCGTCAGATATTACAGATCAATTAACGTTAACAGGAGAGGAGAGGGGTAAACCAAAAAGGTTCCTGATCACTGATTACGAAACTACACTAGCCTATCTTGAATCGCTTGTCATATAGGGAAAAAAAATAGCGGCACATGTTGCCGCTATTTTTTGACTTATAAAATTCCACGAGTTTGTAGAAAATATGATAGAAGAAGCAAAGCAAATTATTAAAGAAGGAGATCCCGGATTCTGGGCGAAGAATAAAGAAAATATTCTGAATGTTAATAAGATGGGGAAGGTTTTTATTCATTTAACAGGAAAGAAAATAGATTGCACATGGTGTGCCAGATCTGAAATTTATAATTACTTAAAGAGGTGGTTAAAAGGAAATGGATACCTGTAAGATAATTCAGATTTATTACGACGATAAAAGTAAGGCTTCTTGTTATCCTGAATTCGAACATTTTCATAATGAAAAATGTACACCGTACTTTGAGAATAAAGTAATAATTGATCTGGTAAATTCAGGAAGACATAAAGAGGGTAAATACTTCGGAGTCTTTTCCGGAAACTTCCGCCATAAGATAATGTACTCAAAGGATATGCAGCGCATAACACCTCAGTGTATTTATTCAAAGATTGGTAACTCGGATGTAATAAGCTTCTTTCGTCACCACCGCAATAAAAACATTGTTACTAAGGCTGAGATGTTTCATCCGGGATTTAAGAGGGCATTAAAAAATATTTTCGAACGGATAGGGTTTGAAATAAATCTGGAAGAAAACACCCGGTTCATAGTATATCAGAATCACTTCATTGCAAAATCAGAGATATACGAAGACTACGTTAATAGTTTATTGGAGCCTGTTGTTAAAGAGATGGAGAATAAAGAAAACAAAGAGCTTCAGAATATCATCTGGCAGGACTCAAATTATCATAAGAAATATACGATGTCTGAAAAATTAAAGAGGGAGTTAGGTGTAAACTATTATCCATATCATACATTTCTATGCGAAAGATTATTTTCAATTTATTTAAACAAAAACAAACATATCACATGCGAACACTTATGAAGCGAATAAAAGATTTATTTATCTCGGCACTAATAGTTCCTGTTATTGGATTTTTAGTTGTGCTTGTAAAACTATTGTATTATCTCATTATCTATTGTTGGAATCTGATATGATTCATTTATGATTTTCGGAGAGAAAGCGTGAAGGTTTACCAGATATATTTTGAAGAATCGCAGCGAAGTAAATGCGTGTATATCCCGTATTTAAATGAAGATTGTACGGTATTCTTTGAGAACTCTGTTATCAGAAAGCTAGTTGAAGAAGAAAAGCACAAAGACAGTGATTATTTCGGTGTTGTCTCTTATCAGCTGATTGATAAGATCGGAGTGATTAAAAATTGGAAGATAAAAAACATTGCAAATACTTCTGTAAATAAATTCACACCTGAATTATTTGAAAGAGAGCTATACAGGTACAAACCAGACGCAATGAGTTTTCAAAGGCATATACCTCACGATACAGTTACTTTTGCAGACAGGTTTCATCCTGATTTCTCAAAGTATTTCAAAGAGATAATGAATAAGATTGGTTACCAATGGAGGCCAATAATTTTTGAAAATGTTTTTTATTGTAATTACTTCGTAGCTAAATCAGAAATTTATGAAAGGTATGTTTCTGAAATGCTTGCCCCGGCAATGGATGTTATGGAAGAAATGCCGGAATTGATGGGGAATAGCAATTATCCAAAAAAATTACCAGATAACCTGAATAAGTCATTTGGAATTAATCATTATCCTTACCATCCGTTCTTATGTGAGAGGATGTTCAGTTATTTCGCACATGTTCATAAACTACAATGCAAGCACTATTAACGAGTTCGGGAAGGTTTGATTTATTGTACACAACCCTTAATAGTCTGTATAGAGATCAGAAATATAAATTCTATACTACTATTTATGATGATGGGTTATTAAAAATTGGTCAGCATAATTCTATTGAAGGGTTTATTCTTCCTAAGCATGATAAATATTATTTACACCTGGAAGACGACTGGATCTTTAATAACTCATACGACTGGATAAGTGAAAGTATAAAAATAATGGAGGCAGACGAAAAAATTATTAAAGTAATTTGCCGGGAAGATATTTCGCACCCTGTTGAGTTTAAAGATGGTTACGGAATTCTTAAATATTGGATTGATCCTTGGAAAAACAATGAATGGTTTGGTTTCGGATGGAATCCAGGTGTAACCCGATGCGATTTATTAAAGAATTTTATTCCCTTCCCTAAATGGGAACAAGAACTTTCAAAACAAATTTATGAGGCAGGATATAAAGTTGCAGCTTTAGAAAGAGGTGTTTGCAGACACATAGGACAAGGAAGGAGTACACATGCGAATTAGTATGTTCTTTATTAACTGGAATGATTCTTTCTACCTTCCATTTATTAAGAAGCACTATAGTTATTGTAATAAGATAGTTATGTATGATAATTATTCTACTGATAATTCCATTATTATTGCAAAAAGCTTAGGCATGGAGGTCAGGATGTTCGGGAAACCGGGAGAGCTGAATGATCAATATTATCTGGATGTAAAAAATCATTGCTGGAAAGAAGAAAGAAATAAGTCTGATTACGTGATAGTGTGCGATGCGGATGAATTTCTGAAACTGGATAATTTAAAACTAACTTCTTCCTGCCCGACCGTTAAGGGTTATAACATGATTTCAAATTCACTCCCTATTAATTTAATTACAGAGATAAACACAGGATATGAAGACGAAAATTATTCGAAGCAGGTAATATTTAATCCGGATATGGTAAGAGAGATTAATTACGTTCACGGATGCCATAAGAATAATAAAATAGGAAATATAACAACTCATGATAATGTAAAATTACTTCATTATCGTATGATTGGAGGCGTTGACAGGATGATTGAAAGGCACTTTATATATAAGAAGAGAATGAGTAAATTTAATTTAAAACATCGGATGGGACACCACTATTTACATGAATCAGAGGCAAAAAAAAACGAATGGAATTATTTAAAAACTAAAGCAAAAGAACTATGGTAATTAATCAATTTCACAGCATCGGAGATATTTTATTTATAGAGCCGATTTTAAGACACTATTGGAAACTTAACGGAGATAAACCAATTCTACCAGTCAGGGATCACTTAATGTATCTTCAGAATTATATTGAATCAGCGAGATTAGTTCCTATGTCTCAATTCGTTTTGGATTATGAATCAATGGAAACAACCAATCCTGATTATCTTCCTTTGCGATTTGCGAATCAGATTTTAAGGAATAAAGATAAAGACGATCATTCAGATTATAAGAATTGTATGCCCGATAAGTATAATTTATGTGGGCTGAATCCTGATATGTGGATGAATCTGGATGTAAAGTTTAATGAAGGAAAGGGCAACGCGTTGTTTAATCAACTTGGGTTAAAAGATGGAGAAGAATATATATTGGTTAATGAGCATTCTCAGGCGGGAAGGGTAGAAATTAAATTGAATCCTAATTGTAGAGTCTTATACATGGAATCAATTCCCGGATACTCCGTTATTGACTGGTGGTATGTTATTTTAAATGCTAAAGAAAATCACCACGTAAGCACCTGCACCTTTTATCTGTTTCAGGCGATTGCAAATAAGTTTAATTTCAAATCAAAAGTGTTTATCTATCCAAGGCCGGATGAAAGTGGAATCAAGGGAGTTCTAAAATTAAATACCGGTTTCAAAGTAAAATTCAGGAAAATAAATTCTCAAGAAAATGAGAATGAAAAACAGGAAAATAGCAGTCAATAAATAGCTATTTTTAATTGTGAAAAAGCATACACGATATAAGGTTCACAACCTGCAAGCGCAACCTGCTCCTGAAAGTAAGAAGGATACCAGTATAGGTATTCTAGACTGGGGCATTAATAATAATCGACCTCAGAAGATTATGGAAGCTGTCTATGGAAGCCCAACTGCTTCTGCGTGTATGGACACATATATTGATTTTCTGGAAGGGGATGGAATTTTACAAAAAGAATTGGCTGAATTTAAGGTAAACAGAAATCAAACGCTTGATGATTTACACCATTTAGTTTCTCACGACGAAGGGTATTTTGAAGGATTTGCAATTCTTGTAAAATATAACCCAATGGGAGAAAAGATTTCATTGGAAAATTTACCAATGGAAAGTGTGAGGCTAGGAATACCAGATGACACAGGTTTTATTTCCAAGATTCATTATAACCCTTACTTTGGAACTTCTGATTATAAGCAATCACAAACAGTAATTTATAATGTTTACAATCCCGATAAGGGTGTTGTGATGTCGCAAATAAGGGATCAGGGAGAGAACTTCAAAGGTCAGGTTTATTTCTTTGCTCATGAAAAACCTTTTGTTAGATTTTATCCGGAACCATTTTATTCAGCTGGAATAAAATGGTTTATAATAGATGGGAAAATCGGTGTTTTCCATGAAAAAAACATTGACAATAATTTTTTATTGTCTGTTCTAATAAAGATGGTTGGAGATCCTGATGAAGCATTAGAGAAGGATAAAGAAGGTAAAGTTACACTGACAGTTGGTGAGTCGTTTGATAAAATGCTTTCAAAAACTTTCAGTGGAGCGGATAAGGGAGGCATGGTGATGGTTCTTTGGTCTAAGCTTAAAGACCAGTTCCCGGAGCTTCAGGAATTTCCGTCTAGAACTAACCACGAATTATTTATCGCATTACAGCAATTAACTGTTGACAATATTTCTATTGCTACCAAAGTCCCCCCGATCCTTGCCAACATACAGGTATCAGGAAAGCTTGGTAACTCACAGGAAATTGTTAACTCAATAAAAATGATGCAAGGGAGGGTTAATAAGAAGCAACGTGCATTAGAAAGGATTTATAAAGAGTTATTGACAGGATTTAAGGATGTTCCGGCAAACTACAATGATCTAGTAATTAAAAACGTGAATATTATAAATATGATTCCTCCGGAGGCATGGGAGTCTTTAACAACAGAGGAGAAAAGGAAGTTTATTGAGAATAATTACGATATTGAACTAATAGATACGCAACCAACGCAGGCTCCAAATGTTTTGTAGAACATTATTTATATCGCAGGAAGACTTTCAGAATCGTGTAGATTTGAGCGGCAATGTATTGTCAAAATACATTATTCCTAACATAGCGATTGTTCAGGATAGATATATCAGGAAAATACTTTGCGATGATTTTTACAATGAATTAATTAATCAGATTAATTCAGATACGCTTACACCAGACAATAAAACTCTAGTTGATAATTATATTAAACCTGCAATGGTGTATAGGTCATACGCCCGATATGTGGCAACCGCAAACGTGTACAGTAGTGTGTCAGGGTTAAGGAAGTACAAAGAAGATGATAGCGATGCAGCCGAAAGAGACGACTTGATTCCATTAATAAAGCAGGCAGAAAGTGACGCAACATTTTATGAGCGTGAACTTATAGAGTTTCTGGATAACAATGAAGACAGCTATCTTACGTGGAAAAATAAGTGTAAATGTAATAATATTAAATCTGCTACAAACTTTAAGTTTAGCAGAATAGGAAAATCATAATGATTACAATAAATCAAAATTCTGAAAATAGAATAATACTTAATGTGTCAACCAGTGTTTCAAATCCTTATTTTCTTATAAGGTTCACCAATTGTACAATCAATATTTCAACTATTGCTCTGTTTAAAACGCAATCGGATTTTGGTTTTTATATTATTAATATAATTGAGGTTGGACAAAACGGAATAGAGGATAAGGTAAATGGTAAATTAAAATTAGGGCCAACGGGAAATTGGCAGAGTGAGGTTTGGGCACAGGCAAGTTCTACGAATCTAAATCCAAACATGGCAGACGAATATTTGGGAGATATGGAGACGGTTGTAATTGGCACTAGCTGTGGATATAATTCGGATAATGACTCATGTCCAACTATATTAGAAATTAACGGCGGTGATTCAGGTGGTGATTCACAATTCATAGAGATAAACGGATTATTGGATGGATGTAATTCATAATGGCAACACGAATTAAGTTACGAAGAGATACCAATGCAAATTGGGGAACTAATAACCCAATCCTTCAGTCGGGGGAGATTGGTATTGTAATAGACTCTGCAACCGATAGTGAGAAATTAAAGATAGGTGACGATGTCACACCTTGGAACGACTTGAGTTTTTTTTCCCCGGGAGGTATATCAGTAATTGAGTGGGGGGGTATTACAGGAGATATTTTAAATCAAACAGACTTACAGAATTTATTTGATTTAAAATTAAATCTATCTGGTGGAGATATGACCGGAGATCTCAACATGGGAGGCAATAGCATAACAGGCATTGCCAATATTGATTCAGTTGCAACAGGGGGAACCGATGAAATTAATATCGGGCCTATAAATGCCAATGTAGTAAATATCGGAAGGTCGGGGGAAGCGGTTAATATACTTACTAATCTCAACATGATGGCTAATGATATTACCGATGTAGCCGGTATAAAAATAGAAGCTGGCACTTTAGCAGATAACGAAAATGCTTTATCTATAACCGCAACTATGCCAACTACTGCTGCGGCAGTTAATAATGCGATAAACATTGAGATTGCCAGTGCGGGTAATTCATCATTTAACAACAGAGCTGTTTTAGTTCAGTATAAAGAAGGATATACAGGGATAAGTCCTACGATAGGCGCAGAGGTAACCAATTCGGCGGCCTCGACCGGGAGCGACATAACTACCACTAATGGCAATAACGCGATTTTAGGGAACTGCAACGGTACTACCACAGGAAGCAATACAGGGGGCAGGTTTATTTCACAAAATGCGAACCTGAATATTGGCGTAATAGGATTATCTATTACGGCAAAAAACAATGCTATTAATGGCGGAGGGGTGTTTATAGGAAGAAATACAGGAACAACGCCTATTGAGTTTGGTGTTTATGCAGGCCTGAGCGCTTCAGGCCCAACACTAGTGAGCGCTGCGCTTATTGCGGATAACTCTAATTCTACCTCGCCAATAGCTCTGTTCAGGGACAACGGAATTACCATGTGGAGTATTACTGATGGCGGGACACTCAACGCTGCAGACGGAAGAAATATTGCAGTCGGCATAAATGCCGGGACTAGGATCGGAACTTCTACCTCGCAAAAAATTGGGTTTTGGAACGCAACCCCAATTGTTCAACCCTCTTCTACCGGTGAGACATCCGGGTTTACTGCTGGTTCTGGTTCTGCTGTCAATAATGGTTCAACTTTTACCGGGAACGTTGGGACAAGAGCATATACAATAGGAGATATAGTTAAGCACCTTAAAAGTGCGGGGATATTAGCTAGTTAATAAAAATTAAATTTAACCATGAAAAACGGATTAACTATTGAGCAGCATTTTAAGAACGTTGAGGTGGCAGTGATTAAAGCAGTCGGAACCTTCGATGAATTAAATGCAATTAGAAACAGTTTCTTAACGATAAAGGAATATGTTGTAAGGCTTGAAAAAGAAATCAAAGAGTTTGAAATCAAAGGCGAAAATGAGTCAAAAGATAGTTGATATTGCCCGGAAGGAATTAGGGTATAAAGAATTTCCTGCTAATTCGAACAAGACCAAGTATGGTAAATGGTTTGGGCTGGATGGCGTGGCATGGTGTGCCATATTCGTTTCATGGTGTTATGATAAGGCAGGTTATCCATTAGGTAATATTGGTTTCCCAAAAGGTTTCGCAGGGTGTCAGACAGGGTTTGCGCATTGGAGTAAAACTAAAGAGATTACCAAAGATCCGCAGCCGGGGGACATTGTTTTATTTGATTGGAATAAAGATGGCAGGTATGACCACGCCGGGATATTTATAAAAGACTTAGGCAATGGATATTTCCAAACCATCGAAGGCAACACGAGTGCAACCAATCAAAGTAATGGGGGAGAGGTTCAGGAAAGAAAAAGAAAATACGACTGTGCAATATTTATACACCCTAAAATACTAAACATAAAAAAATGAGAAAGCTAAAATTCGGTATCGGAGGTCGAAATTTTCCTATGCCTTGGAAGGTTGAAAAGGTAGTGACCTCAATTAAGGCTATATTATTGGTTGTGTCAGGGCATCAATACGTCTCCGACAATAGTAAGCTTGCTTTTTGGTTGTTAGTCGGCGGGGCTGTTGTCGACCAAGTGAGTAAATACTTTTATGAAGAATGAAATACGCCCTTTATATAGCGATAGGGATTTTAATTCTTTCTTCCTGTGGCCAAAGGGCATGGACAAAGAGAGGAAAAAAAAGAGGTTGGATAAAATCAGAGATTAAATACGATACCGTTTATACGGACTCCGTTTTCAAAGATACGGTTTTCCTGTTCGGCCGGATCCGGGACACGGTAATTTTAAAAGAGGATAAATTAACCGTAAAGTACTTTTATAACAGAAAGGATTCTACTGTTTATTTATCCGGGGAATGCGATAAAGACACCCTGATAGTTGAAAAAGAAATTATCCGGGTAGAAACTAAAGAAGGATTTTACTGGAAAACACATATGATCGGATTCCTGTTAGTAGCCTTAATTATTCTTTTGGTATTTTTTAGATTTTCAAAATAGTTCTTTTAGTACTATAAATAAATACTATATAATATTGATTAATATAGAATTTGTCTATATATTGAAAAATTAAAAAGCCAGTTATGGGACCGTTCCGGGGTAATAGCCGGGGCGGTTTTTTATTTACATCTCTTAAAAGTTGCTCTGAAATGGGCAAAAACCATTGTTTTTTATGTTTGATTTTCAGCACTTTAGAAAATATTTTAAAAATATATTGAAAAAAGTTTACTTTTTTCAAAATAGGGTTTATATTTGTATTAAACTAAAATATTTTTAAGACCATGAAAGAAATTATCGTTAACACACAGAAAGAACTGGATGAAATACCTCTTAACTATGACGGATATATCTATATTGAAGGAGGTGATTATGATAATCCACTTATTTTAAAAGTAAAATTCGACCGGGCCTATGTAGTAACCAGAGGTAAAGCTGTCATAGAGATGCTGGGAAACTCACAGGTAAAAAAGATGAGAGAAAACTCACAGGTGAAGGTGATGAGAGAAAACTCACAGGTGGATGTGATGAGAGAAAACTCACAGGTGAAAGAGATGAGAGAAAACTCACAGGTGAAAGAGATGTGGGAAAACTCACAGGTGAATATGATGAGAGAAAACTCACAGGTGGATATGATGAGAGAAAACTCACAGGTGAAGGTGATGTGTGAAAACTCACAGGTGAATGAGATGAAAGAAAACTCACAGGTGGATGAGATGCTGGGAAGCTCACAGGTGAATGTGATGCTGGAAAACTCACAGGTGAATGAGATGCGGGGAAGCTCACAGGTGGATGAGATGTGGGGAAACTCACAGGTGGATGTGATGCTGGGAAGTTCACAGGTGAATATGATGTGGGGAAGCTCACAGGTGAATGCGATGTGGGGAAGCTCACAGGTGAATGAGATGCTGGAAAGCTCACAGGTAAAAGAGATGCTGGGAAGCTCACAGGTGAAGGTGATGCGGGAAAACTCACAGGTGAATGAGATGTGGGAAAACTCACAGGTGAATGAGATGCTGGGAAGCTCACAGGTGAATGAGATGAAAGAAAACTC